CTTTGCCAGTGTATTTAATCATGCAAGGTTTCGGCATAAATTTCTCACCGGGAGTACTGGGCCATGATCCATAATTGAAAACTCCTGTAGAAGTGTTCATCTTTGCAGCCGTATATGCAGCATTATCAACATCTGAAGGATATGCAACCCTTCCTGTCGGACTGGTAGTTGCAACTGTAAGATCATAACCAAACAGATAGGCATACTTTGCTGTCTTGACACTGCTTCTATTAGACTTATTAACACTTCTGTTATATACACCATTTGTACTATACGGGAATGCAGAATAATAGTAGGTTGTTCCTACAACGACATCAGAATCATTCACTGTACCACTGTATCCATCACTAGCCTTGATTACAGCAATAGATGTTCCTTCCATCTCTGTCTGCGGAAATCCAGTTGTACTTCTTCGGATAATGGCACCGGAAACGGAACATACTTCCTGATTTTCAATAACAGTATTGTCAGGAAGTTCGTAAGTGATTTTATTTCTTACAACATTATTTACCAAATCATAGCTGGGAGAAACTACAAACTTCTTCATGCATGAAGGCTCTACGCCTCCAAACATATGCATTATATTTTTAGCCCACATTAAATCGTCGACACTCATACCTTTTTATTTCTCCTTTCACACATTCTATACAAGTTCTTTCTTTATGCTTCCATCAGTATTGAAAGTGGTCTTTATACCAGCAATTTTTGTTCCATCAGCTTGATAAAGTACTTTTGAAATTGTTCCATCAGTATTGAATGTAGTTGACATATAGCAATTATCTGAATAAGTACACAGAATATGATTCTGGTCAGGAAACGTTGTAAGTGAAGCTATGGTGTCAATGTAATACTGGATCTTGTTGATCTGATTTTGAAGGTTAGCTGCCTGATTAGAATCCAGCTCATTCTTTAAATTGGTAAACCAACTATCAAAAGAAGACTTCCAAGATGCCTGATTTGAAACCTGAGTATCCTGTACTGATTTGTACCAAGTTTCCCACATTTCGTTATATGTAGCTTTCTCAGAATCTCTTGTAGCGAGCCATGTTGTCCATTGAGCTTGCCATTGAGCAAGCAACTCGCTTATATCAAGAGTTTTAAGAATTCCAGTAACAAAAGGTGTTGAAGTTGTTCCAACACAATTTGTAATATCTGTTTCCAATATTTCAGTAGTGTTTACAGCTACAGAGATATATGCTAACGGATACTGATGAATGTAATTTGTAGAAACCATTGTTGGAGCAACTGGAGATGAGGACGGAGTTCCCTTTATAATTTTGATGCTATTAGCTCTTACTGTTTCTGTAGAATCCACTTCGAGGACCACAGCATCAATACGACCTAGCAGCAGTTCAGCATCAGAAACAACTAAAGGAAGAACAGCGTCATTAAATGTCCATGTACGATTAAACCAAGCACGGCCAACACCAACGTTTACAGTCATTCCAGATGAAGCTTTTACAACTAATGCCGTGCCAATAGACTGGAACACTCCATCATTTATAATTCCGTCAAATATATCAGATATCTGCGAAGAATTATAAGAACGATCATGATTTATAGCGTTATAAAACCCATACGTTACGCTCACTTTATTGTTCTCCTTTATTATGCAATTGCAGCCGTATTGTCTTTGTTGAAGTCAAACGTCGGAACAACGGTGTATCCTTTGCTGGAATCTTGTGACATGACAACCTCACTAACTCTTCCAGATTCTTCCATCCCATATTCATTTGCAATTTGAACAGTATCTCCAATAAAGAAATCCTCATTGTACTTGAATAAGACCGTTGTTTCTACTTCTCCTTCAAAAGATGTCGTAACCATGTTAGAAGACAAAGACAATGCTTCAGTTCCTTTTGCAGACAATTGCTGCATATATTCAGCATCAGATAAGGTGCCGCCGCTTGTCGTAGAAGATACACCAGTTGAACTCGTATATAATTCTCTTCGACTAAGGCCATTTCCACTCCCAACAACAGTAGTTTTCTGGTCAGAACCTTGTCCTTCTCCAGCCACGAGAGTGACATTTTTCAATGTCTTTTGAGACTTTATATACTTACTGTTAATAATGTTTTCAAATTTAGGAGAAAATATAACATACGGATTTGCATCCTGGTCATAAGACCGATCGGTTCCCTTGTAGAGAGAAAAGACAAACTGATTACTATCATTCAAGATAATCTTAAATCCGACCTTATTAGACTCACATAGTTTGCAAATTGCATCGTAAAGATTTTCTCCATTATACTGAGTATCAGCCAATGTGATTGAAGTGATCGCCGGATCAGTACTCTCCTGAAATATAAAATTTGGTATTTTCCTATCAGTAATAGTCGGAGAAATGATACACGAATCAAGCATAGCTTTAACCTGGGTTTGAAGAGTTCCAGAAAATGTCATTTGACCCCAGATAATACGCCGTTCAAGAATTGACTCTAATGAACGGCCGCTAATAGTCATGTAATTTCCTTTTTCAACATCCGAATCTATCTGTGACCCCTCAATGATCATTAGATGCTCTGAATTTTTCATCCAAAGGTAATAATCAGGTTTGTAAATTGTATTCAGAGCATCCATGTCAACTGCTGTGTAAATCTCAAAATCACCGGCTTTGTAGAAGCGGTCGGTCCAAATAAAAGAATTGAAGGAGTCTACAATGGCTATTGCTTTAAAATTCTCATCCAGCACAATTCCTTCCATAATTAGACTCCTTCATAAAGCGTCCTGTTCTCGATCCTAAACTGGACAAGTTCACTGCCAACATCTGCAGTAAATGCAAAGATATTGTCGCCTTTTGTAAGAGTGAACCATTCGGAATCTTTTCCAATACAGTTCAGAATGTTTGTAGTAACGCCATTTCTTAAAAGTTCTATCCCTTTGCTTCCTGTTGCTGTATTAATAGTGATCGTGTCACTGGCAATAATTCCAGAGCCAGTAAGAGCAACTAGCTTTGCATTATCAATAGCAATGCATCCTCTAGTATTCAGGTTATAAATTTTGAGATTGGTAACTGCACCCAGAGCATGAATCACCATAGAAAATCCGACTTCTCCATCACCGTTGTAGTACACATAATTACTGGTCTTATTCAGAATTTCACCCATTTCTATTAGATTCTCAGTGGTAGAATTATTCTCAAAAGGAAATTCAAATTCTGAAACAATACCACTAAAGACTGTAACAGTTTTGCCGTCTTCCCCAGCTGAATAGAAATAAGGATTTGGGCAAATGATAGAAATCTGAGATGATTCTTTTTCGCTAAATATGTCAGGTTCATTTTTTTCAACATATCCGTCAACTGTCAGCTTCCGATTATCAGTCTCAATTACAAGATTAATTTTCTTTTTTATAGGGAAGTATTTGTATGACAGCTGACGGGTGTCTTCAATTGTGTCTTTAAACATGTAATAAACTTTTATAACAATATTTCTCTCAGGCAATCTCGCCGAGTTAAAAATTGTGCCATCAAACGTAGCAACATCTACTGTGTTTATGTCTGCCTTAACCGGGCCGAGTCCATCAATACTTTCAATAATCAGCCCAGAGGTATCAGGATTGGCGAGATCCATTTTCAAAGAATCCCCGAGATGATTTGTCACGGTTATAGATTTGATCATGATGTCACCAATCCTTTCACCATTGCGAACTGATTCTTTGTCTGACGATAGATGTCAAGTCTGGACAAAGCTGTAGGAGAATAGTTGTACTGATTAAACACATAGTTGGAATTTGCTCCATTTTGAATTTCTCCAGAAGGAGCAGCGGTATTAGACAAGACTGCATTTGACAGTGCTACAGATTGATTTTCATTAAAGAGCTGACTAATTCTTCCAGCGCCAGACTCAACATCAGAAAGATCCAAAACCGGCTTAATCACCGGCTGACTATCAATATTTGAATTAATACTGTCAGAAATGTTATTAACAGCATTGCTAACAGCACTTAAAGCTCCAGTTGCCATACTTGCTGAGGCATCGCTCACAGTACCGGCGTAATCCGTAAGACCATTTGCAAAGCCAAGGTCAGCAAACATACCAACTCTCGCAAATGCTGTTGAAGGTGAATGCACACCAATAGCAGACATTGCAGCTTCCAAAGAAGCTTTTGCCAATGATGCTGCTGCCGAAACTGCTTCATCAATCTTTGAATTAATACCCTGAGTAAATCCATTAACTGAATTTTGGCCAGCACTATACCATGCAGGAACTTGTGCATTTATCGTCACAATGCATGATTGAATAAGTAAATTTACAGCTGCCACAGCCAAAGGAGACCCAACAGAAATGCCCGTAGTGAGGAGTGTTAATAATGTCTGACCAGCAAGCATAAACTGAACGTTGGTTATGTCAAAGAGCAACACCAAAGAAGTAAGCATTGCTGTAAAGGCCTCTGTAAGAACCTCCCATTGCAAAGTAATGCCAGCACTTAGATTGATAATTAAATTCTGACCAGCAGTATTAAACAGAAGATCAGAAAGATTAATTGAGGCAACAAGTGAAGTTATCTGAGCAGTCATCGCAACTGGAATAAGAAGCATACCGGTCTGAATGCCAAGGCTCAAATTAGTCATCATTGCTTGTCCAGCAAGAAGGAAAGAAGAACTACTTGCCTTAAGATTTGTGACCATACCGGAAATTAATCCAGTTACAGTTGTCGGAATTAACGCTGATCCTGCAGAAAGGCCAGAAACAAGATTTGACATAATACTCTGACCAAAGGCTAAGAATTTACCGGAATTACCGGAAAGATTGGTACTTGCCCCATCGATAGCACTAGAAATGACAGTACCTACTTCACCTGATCTTGCACTAAGACCAGTTAAAAGATTTGAAGTTATGTTCTGACCACTGGTAGTAAATGATCCTTCTTTACCCTGAACAGCAGCAAGTGAAGTATCAATCATTCCTCTTGAAGATGTATCGATTGATCCGACATTAGCATCAATACCTTCAGCAACGCCAAGAGGAATATATCTACCAACTTCGTCTCTAAATACTCTCGAAGGACTATGAGAATCACTCTCATCTGCCGCAGCATTCTTACCAGCATCAATCATATTTCTTGACGCTGTATCAACGGCAGGAGTAGCACTGTTAATTCCTACTGCAAGACCGGTTGCTACGTTTACGCCATTGGCTTTAGCCGCTTCTACAAAAGCCGGAGCCTCAGCAAGAACAACTTGAATTAACTCTGTAATACTCTTGAATGTGCCATCAAACAACTTCTGGAACTGATCCAATGTTAATCCTGTTGTTCCAAATAGTGCATTAAGCTGCGAAACTGTATCTTCTTTTGCTTTTGTCATCTGAACAGAAGCAATGTTTGCTGCATTACTATACTTTGTCTTAAAATACCCTTCAAATTCTGTAAGCTGACCGGAAGTCATTGAATTCATAGCCTTTAGCTGATTGATTGAATCAATGCCCATGCTATTAATTTCTTCCAGCAACTTTTTATCAGTAATCTTTCCGTTCAAAGATGTAATAATGTTATTAAACTCTTGATACTCAGCTGCCTGGTCCTTAATATTCTGAATTAAAGATTCAGCAGTAACTGCATCCTGGTCAGCCGAGTCCTTCTTGACAGCATCAAACAGTCCAACGGAATCCATCATGGAATCGGTTTTCTGCGAAAATTCATCACAATACTTCTTCCAGATTTCGGTCGTAGAGCTAAACACTTCTTTTTCATAATCTTGTAAAGACTTGTGAATGTACTTTTCTTTATCAGCTCCATTTTGAAGAACTCTGAGACGCTCTTTCCAGTACAGATCCTGGTCAAGCTTAAGCATCTTCATGTAGGTTTCATAATCTACAATTTCATCGCCATTGTTCTTCTTGATAAGACCCCGATGAGTCTGTAAGTTCTTTCCGGTATTATTGATAGCAGTCTTTTCATTCTTATCGGCCTTGTCATTTGCATCTTCCTGCTTGCCAAGAAGGTCAC